CATTTGGCGCGAAGGCGACGCGCATCGATCGCCGCCGCTATTACCGCACGTTCCTGGGCCGCGCCGGGATCCTCGAACAGACCGAGATCGCCTGCTTCACGCTGTCATGGATGACCGGAAAGCGCGATCAGGAGAAGGGCTGGCACTACGGCGTCGTCCGCGCGATGACGGACCCGGCAAAGCTCGCCAACAAGACGCTTAGCCAAGTGCTGCACATCCTGAACAGCAACGCCAAGGGCGGGCTGATCATCGAAAAGGGCGTGTTCGCCAACCCGCGCGATGCGGAAAAGGACTGGTCGGACCCGTCCAAGCAAATCGTCATCAACGACGGCAAGATGGACGGGATCAAGAACCGCGAGGCGCCGCAGATGCCGCCCGCGCTGGTCCAGCTGCAGCAGTTCGCCATTTCCTCCATCCGCGACGTGACCGGCGTGTCGATCGAGATGCTGGGCCTCGCCGACCGCGACCAGCCCGCCAGCCTCGAATATCAGCGCCGGCAATCGGCCATGACGATCCTGGCGCCGATGTTCGACAGTCTCAGGCGCTATCGCAAGACGCAGGGCCGCATCCTCTTGGAAACGCTGCGCCTGCTGCCGCCCGGTGTGCTGGTGCGCGTCGTGCAGGATGAGGATGCCGAGCAACAGCAGAACGAACAGGCCGCCGCCGGCGCGCCGCTCCAGCCGAAGCGCGCGTTCATGCCGTTCGACCCGGCCGCGTTCGGGCTCACCGACGACTCCATGCGCTTCGACGTGATCGTGGACGAGGCGCCGACTTCGCCGAACCAGAAGGAGGCGACCTGGGCCGCGTTGCAGCCGTTCATGGCCCAGCTGCCACCTGCCGCGGTGCCGATCGCGCTCAAATACTCGCCGCTGCCGCTGTCAGCCGCACAGGAGCTTGGGCAGGCGATCGTGCAGGGCGCACAGGGTCCGCAAGTGCCGCCCGAGGTGCAACAGATGATCCAGGCGGGCCAACAGCAGATCGCGCAGCTGACGCAGGAAAACGAGGCGCTGAAGCAGGACCGCATGGTCGATTTCGGCAAGCTCGATGTCGCGCGAACCGATGCGCAGACGCGCCAGATGAACGCGGCGGCGCAGGCCCAGCACAACAGCGCCAAGCTGGAGTTCGATTACGCCAAGCTCGCCGCTGAGATCGTGCGGGCGCAACGCGAAGGAGCGAATAATGTCGATCAGCACTGAGCCGGGCCGCACCGCGCGCGCCATCACGCCCAACGACTCCGCCACGATCGGCGGCGTGCGCGGCATTTTTGTCGGCACAGCCGGCAATCTGACGGTCGATTTCACCGATGTGAGCGATGTCGTGTTCAAGAACGTGCCGAGCGGCACGCTTCTGCCCATCGCGCCGCTTCGCGTGAAAGCTGCAACCACCGCCGCCGATATTGTCGGCATCTACTGAGGGCGAACCCATGTCCGATATCCTGAACGACGACGAGGTTGCCGCGCTTGCGGTGACGGCCGACACCGCACCTGCCGCTGATACGCCGCCGCAGGCTGACGGAAACACACCGCCAGCGAGCGATGACCGACCGCGCGACGAACAGGGCCGCTTCGTGCCAAAAACGCCTGACGCGGCGCCGGATGGCGAACAGCAGCCCGAGGACGGCAAGCAGCCTGGCACCGTGCCACAGCAAGCCCTTCATGCCGAGCGCGAGCGGCGCAAGGCCGCAGAGGCGAAACTGGCCGAAGCCGCGCCGATTCTCGCCAAGATCGCCGAAATGCGTGCCCGAGCGGCGAACCCGCAGCCCGAGCAGGCGCCGCAGATCGATCCGGCTGACGATCCCAACGGCGTCGAGCACCTGAAGGCACGCATTGCCCAGCTTGAGGGCCGCACGCAGCAGCAGGAGCGAGCGCAGCAGCTCCAACAGGTCGACGATTACGAGATGCGCGTGCTGTCGCAGCAGGCGACGGCGGACGAAGAGACGTTCCGCGCGGTCCAGCCCGACTATGACGATGCGATCAACTATCTGGTCGGTGCGCGCGCCCGCGAACTGTCCGCCTATGGCATGGACCCGATCACGATCCAGCAGACGGTGCGCGAGGAAGCGGCCGACATCGTGCGGACGGCTCTGTCGCAGGGCAAGTCTCCGGCCGAGCTGTCGTATCAAATCGCGCAGTTTCGTGGCTATCGGCCCGCACAGGGCGGTCAGCCGGCAGCACAGCAGCAGCAACAGCAGGCCCCGACCAACAGCGCGCAAGCCACGCTCGACGCCATCGCCAAGGCCCGCGCCATGAACAAGACGCCGGGGCAGGGCGGTGGCGGTGCGCCGACCGAGCTGAACGCGACGACGATCGCCGCCATGAGCGACGACGAGTTCAACGCGCTCTATGCGACGCCGGAAGGGCGCAAACTGATCGATGCGCTCTAGCGCAATACCCTAACCTTTGCAGCGGTCGGCCTGTGTTATCAGGCTGATCGCGGCGGCTTTCTAGCCACGCAGCGAGGACGGCTTACGGTCCTACGCGCACTCCTGGCGGACAGGGGTTTCGTTTCTCGCCGACGCACAGGCGGACCCGGAACCAACTGATCCAAAAGGATTTTCTCACATGGCAGGCACGTCCTATCCGGTCGGCCACCCGCTTGCGGTAAACCTCTGGGCGAAGAAGCTCGGTGCCGAAGCGCTGCGCGCGACCTATTTCTACGAGTTCATGGGCAAGTCTTCGGACTCCATGGTCATGTTCCGCGACGAGATCGGCAAAGGTGCCGGCGATAACGTCACCTACGGCCTCCGCGCACAGCTGACTGGCGCCGGCATCCAGGGCGACGGCACGCTGGAGGGCAACGAAGAAGCGCTCGTCACCTACACCGACAACATCAAGGTCGATCAGCTGCGCCATGCGGTGCGCTCGTCGGGCAAGATGAGCGAACAGCGCGTCTCGTTCGAGGTGCGCGACGAGGCCAAGATGGGCCTTCGCGACTGGTGGGCCGATCGCTTCGATACGTCGCTGTTCAACCAGCTGTGCGGCTTCACCGCACAGACCGACACGCGCTACACCGGCAACAATGCCGTTGCGGCGCCGGACAGCAACCACATCTTCCGGCCCAACAGCCGCTCGACCGATGAATCGCTGACGACGGGCGACGAGTTCAACCTCGCGATCGTCGACAAGATGGTCGCGCGCGCATACCAGTTCAACAACGCCGCCGGCACCGGCAACCCGATCCGCCCGATGCGGGCACAGGGTCGCAATCTCTGGGTGCTGTTCCTGCACGACTACCAGATCTACCAGCTTCGCTCGTCGGCGGCGGCTGGCACCTGGATCGACTACCAGAAGTCGGCGATTGCCGGCGGTGATCGTGACAATCCGCTGTTCAAGGGTGGCGATCTGGTCGGCGAATACAACGGTGTGCTGATGCACCGTGCGCCGCGCATCACGCAGGGTGTCAACTCGACCACGGGCGCCGCCGTCGCCAACGTCCGCCGTGCGGTTCTGTGCGGTGCGCAGGCGGCGATGTTCGCCACGGGCCGCGATCAGGAAGCCGGGCCGGACAAGTTCAGCTGGGTCGAGGAATCGTTCGACTACGGCAATCAGCTCGGCGTCTCGGCGGGCTCGATCTTCGGCATGAAGAAGACCCGCTTCAACAGCCAGGACTTCGCGACCTTCGTCGCGGCCACCTACAGCCCGGCACCGTAAGGAGGAACCGATGGGTATCGCACGCCAGCTGCACACGCAGCAGACCCACTACCTGCGGAAGCGGGTAAACTACAATGATGCCGCGATCGGCACGGGTGTCGTCATGGGCACCCTGCCGGCGGGCGCGATGATCGTCGGGCAGCACGTTCGCTGCTCGACGGCCTTCAACGCCGGCACCACGAACGCGCTCAATGTCGGCACGGCGGCTGGGGGCACGCAGCTGTTCACCGACGCCGCGACGGCGGGTGCCCGCCAGCCCACCATTCCGAACCTGTCCTTTGCCTCGGACACGGACATCTTCGTCCAGTTCGCGCAGACCGGCACGGCGGCATCGGCGGGCGTGGCGGACATCGTGATCGCCTTCGTTCCGAACAACGACCTCTGAGGGAGAGAACCGATGAGCATCAAGTTCACCTCCAGCGAAGGCTCGGCATATGAAGTCGCGGTGGGCGTGACGGCGGAAGAGGCGGCGGAAGCCGGGCTCGCCATCGTCGAATACGCCTATTCGACGACGCCGCCGCAGCCGATTTATGGCCGCTACAAGAACGCTCCCGATGGTGCGCCGCTCGGCATTACCGTCGACAAGCGCGGCGAAACCGAAGTCATCGGCGGCGGCTCCGTCTCCGGCGCTCCGGTTGCCGTTGGCGGCAAGGGCGATCTGATCAACCGCAACGACCCGTTCATCCACGGCGCGACGGGCGAGGAAAGCGTGCACAAGGACGGCGCCGAGCCGCCCGTGCGCGACATCGCGGCGGAAGAAAAGGAAGCGCGCGAGATCGCCGAAAAGTCGATCGAGGACGCCTCCAAGCGCAAGTCGCACAAGTAAGCCGGACCCGTGCCGGTTGTCGTCACTCTCACGTCGGCGCGGTCCTTGGGCGATCTCAAGGACCGCATCGCCGACGAACTGGCGCGGTCGGACCTGACGGCGCAAATCGCGCTCGCGATCGACGACGCGATCCTAGAGGCGTCAACCTATCGCTTCTGGTTCAACGAGGTGCGCGGGCTCACCTTCCCGATCACCGCCGGCACCGAATATTACGGCAACGCCGACCTGTCCGCGCTGACCGAGGTTGACGACCTGTGGCTGACGGTCGGCACGCAGCGCCGAAACATTCGCCAGGCCAACGACGCCGATCTGGACCGGATGAACGACGGCACGCAGAGCCGCGGCGAACCCTATCTCTGGAGCCGATACGCTGACGGCTTCCGCTTCTATCCAGTCCCGCAGCAGAGCTACACCGTCACTGTCGACGGCGTGACGCGCTTTCCGCCGCTCGCGGACGATACGAACACGAACCCGTGGATGGTTGAAGGCGAGCGGCTGATCCGCGCCATCGCCAAGCGCAACCTGTTCGCCGAGGTCATTCAGGACGATCAGCGCGCGCAGACGCAGGACGCGCTTGCGGTGCGCTATCGCAACGAGCTTCTGGCGCAGACCAGCGACCGCATCGGCACGCGCGAAATGGCCAGCAATGGCTGACGCGCCGATCACCTTCGGGCCCTGGGAGCCGGACAAGGCGCCGCATCTGTCGCCTGCGCTGGTGACGGCGGACAACGTGCTGCCTGTTGGCGGTGCTTATGCGCCGTTCCCCTCGCATGTGCAGCTGCCCGGAGCGGTCCTGCCCAGCTACGCCTATGGCCTTTACGCGGGGCTCCAGAATGACGGCTCGCCGCTCGTCTATGGGGCGACCAAGAGCAAGGTGTATCGCATCCGTAACGGCACGGTCGACCAGCTTTATGACGCTGGCTCAGTGCTGCTCGCGAATTGGTGGATTCTCCAGTTTGAAGGCGAGATGATCGCGGGCACGGCTTCGGTCGCCCCTGTTGCAGGCGTTCCGGGCAAGCCGATGTCGCTGCTGAGCGCCGATGCTCCGGCTGCACGGGTGGCCGGCATCGTCGAGCGCAACTTCCTCGTTCTCGGCAACATCACGTCGGACGGTGTGGACGGACCGGCCCCGAACCGCGTGCGCTGGTCCGGTTTCCGCAACGCGCGGGCATGGGGGACGAACGTCGGCACGCAGGCCGACTTTGAGGATATGCCAGATGAAGGCGGCCAGGTCGTCGCGATCTCGGGCCGCGAAACGGGCACCGTGTTCCAACGCCGCGCCGTGACCCGGATGCAATATGTCGGCGGCTCGACCGTTTTCGACTTCACGACGGTCGAGCAAGGACGCGGCCCGATCAGCACGGGTGCCGTCTGCGACATCGGCGGGCTGGTCTTTTACCGCGCCGATGACGGTTTTTTCGCCTGGGACGGCACGCAGTCCATCCCGATCGGCACCGACCGCGTTGACCGCTGGTTCAACGAGGCGGTCGAGCATTCGGCGCTGGACCGCATCGTGTCCGGCTATGATCCGGTGTCGCGCTGCGTGCTCTGGGCCTTCCCGGAGAGCGGACAGACGACGCCGACCCGCATCATTGCCTATTCGCTCGCCGACCAGCGCTTCACTTCGGCGTCGGTCGCGGTCCAGCAGCTTGCCGCGAGCGCCACGCTGCCGACGCCGCTTGAGTTTGCGTCGACTCCGGATGATCCGGCAACCGGCAGCTTCGACGATCCGCGCTATGCGGGCCGCCGCCCCGTGCTGGCAGGTATCGACGGCTCGAACTGCTATGGCACGTTCACGGGCGATCCTCTGCCGGCCACCCTGGAGACGGGCGACTGGCAGTCGGCGCCAGGCGAGCGCGCGTTCGTCAATGGCGTCAGGCCCATCATCGACAGCCTTGGCGCTCAGGTCGCGGTCGGTCATCGCCCACAGCGCCCGGGCGATGCGCTGGTGTGGCAGCCCGCAACAGCGCAGGGCGTGGACGGGCTTTGTCCGCAGCGGATCGACGCGCGCTACATGCGCTACCGGGTCACGACGCCAGCGAACGATGACTGGACGCGCGCGGTCGGCATCGAGGTCTCCAAGATCAAGTCGGGAGGCCGGCGATGAAGTTCGCTCACCTGACCGGCGACGTGAAGGCATGGGCCAAGCGGCTGGTCGATGACCTGAACCGCGGCTCCGATCCTGTCGCCGCGCTGCCCTTCTATGTCGACGACATGGGCGCGGCGGCTGGTGGCGTCCCCATTGGCGGCGGCTATCGTGCCGGCGATGGCACCGTGCGCTGGAGGCTCCAATGACCTGGACCCCCGAGCGCATCGATCCCGCAACCTGGGCTCCGATCAGCGCCATTCTCGGCCCGTGCGTCGAGGAAAGCGGCGAGGAAACGCTCGTTTCGCTGATCGACGAGCTGCTTGCGAACACAGCCCAGCTTTGGGTGCTGCGGAAAGGAGGTGATCCTGTCTCGGTCGCGGTGACGGAGCTGGTCAATTCCCCCGGCGGGCCCGTCGTCCACGGCCGGTATCTGGCCGGGCATGGCATGGCGGACTGGATCGATGATCTGATCGACACCATCGCCACCCATGCCCGCGTCATCGGTGCCCGCGGAATCGAGATCAAGGGCCGCCCCGGCTGGGCGCGTGTGCTCGGTGCCCGCGGCTGGCGTCATCGCGCGACCGTCATGGCGCTGGAGTTCTCGCATGGGCAGTAAGACCACCACGAAATCCAAGAACACGCCCTGGGCTCCGGCTGAAGGCGCGATCAAGGACAGCCTGGGCGCCGCGCAGGCCGCGAACACGGCTGGGCAGGCAACGCTTGGGCTGGCGACGCCGGGACTGAACAGCGCGATCACGAAGCTGACGCAGCAAATCAACACGCCGCCGGCCTACATGGCCGGGGCGGCGGACCAACTCGGCAAGACGATCAACGGGGACTATCTCTCCGGATCCCCGGAAACGTCGCACCTCGCCGACCTGATCGCGCAGAAGACAGGCGCGCAGTATAACTCGACGTTCGGGGCGGCTGGTCGCGGGCATGGCGGGCTTGCGGCGCTGCTTTCTGGGCAGGGCGTGGGCGATGCGCTCTCCGGCTTCTACGCCGACCAGTATAACCGCGAGCGCCAGAACCAGCTTCAGGCGGCGATCGCGGCGCCGTCGTTCCATCAGGGCGAGAATGCCGACATCGGCGCACTGCTGGCGGCAACACAGGGCGCGGCGATGTTGCCGGGCCAGATCGCGGGCCAATACGGCAACACCGTCACCGGTATTTCGTCGCCCTACGTCCAGAACGTCACGACCCAGAAGACCGGCGGGCTGGGGCAGGTGCTTTCCACCGGGCTCGGGCTCGCGGCAATGGCAGCGGCGCCGTTCACAGGCGGGCTGAGCGCTGGTCTTGGGGCTGGCTTGGGTGGCGCGGCAGGCGGCCTTGGCGGGCTGCTGATGAACCAGGGCGCATCAGCGCTGACGGCTCCGTTCTCGATGGCAACGCCGTTTTCAAGGTTCCTGGGATGAGCATGGCGGACCTTCTCATGGGCGCTCGCCCCGGCGTGACGCCGCCTTACGCCCCGGAAGCGGCCTTGCCGTCGCTGCCGCCGTCGCAGGGGCCGGCAGGCAAACCGCGGGGGCTGGGCGGCTATCTGAACAGCTTCCTTGAGCCGACCAACGCACTCGGGCAGTTCGGCAAGGCGCTCGTCATGGCTGGCGGCACGCCGATTGGCGCCGCGCTCGGCTATCTCGATCAGCAGCGCATGGCCGACCGTAAGCTGTCCGCCGAAGAGCAGGCGGCTGCCCTCGACGCGCAATACAAGCAGGCGCAGATCGCGCACCTGTCTGAGCCGGAAAAGACCGCGCTCCAGCGCAATTATGAGTATTTCCAGAGCATCGGGCATCCCGAACTGGCGGACAGCTATCTGCGCGCGGAGGGCAACCCGCTCGCGGCGATGCAGGTGACGGACCCGGCGACGGGCGCGACGGGGCTGCAATTCTACCCAAAGGGCGGGTCGCTGCCGGGGGCGATTGCTCCGACGAAAACCGCGATCCAGCCCGGCACGATCGAGGACGGCTATCAGTATCTCGGCGGCGATCCGGCCAACCCGTCATCGTGGCGGCCGGTTCAGGGAGGTGCGCCCTCGCAAGGGGGCGCCACCTTTCCCGGGATGATCACCGCTGGCAACATTGACCTGCACAGCAGGCCAATCGTTCGCAACCGCGACGGATCGATTTCGACCGTCCGGAGCATGTCGTTCGGTACCGATCAAGGCGAAGTGCTCGTTCCGACTGTCAGCGACGATGGCCGGATCATGTCCGACGAAGAGGCAATCGCGACCTATCGGCGCACGGGACGGCATCTCGGCATCTTCCGCACGCCGGAAGAGGCGACGGCCTATGCGCAGAGCCTGCATAACGATCAGGCGCGCGAATATCTGCCGCAAGCTGGTTTCCCGGACCCGATGAAAGCGCCCGGCACCTTGACCAGCGGACGGCGCACGCCGCTCGGTAACCGCCTTGTGGGCGGCGTTCCTTCGAGCCGTCACCTGACCGGCGATGCGGCCGATTACGTCGGCACGACCGTGCAGGCGCTTCGCGACTATTTCGGACCCTCGGCACGTCTGCTCGACGAGGGCAATCACATTCACGCGACGCTGCCGGGGTATGGCCGGGTGCCATATTTCGGTCGTCGCGGCACAGCGGGGATGCGGTGATGGCTGGGCCTTGGGAGAAATACGCAGCCCAGCCGCAGCCCGGCTTTGTGCCGCTGACGCCGGCTGATCCGCTCGTTCCGGGGAAGGTCACGGAACAGCAGCTCAGCATTGCAGGCAAGCGCGCCGATCTGGCGAAAACGCCCGCCGAAATCCGCAAGCTGGATGCGGACGCGCGCAAGGCGGTGGCGGACGCGAAGAAGGCGGAAAGTGAAGTCTCGACGGCGATCGATCCTGCGATTGCGCAGCGCATTCAAGACTTGCAGCTGGACGACATGCTGCACGCGGTCGACCAGGCGGCAGCCCTGATCCGCGGCGGGGGCGCAACCGGATTCACGGGGGCGGCCAAGCGCGCGTTCCTTTACGGCACCGATGCGAACGACCTGAGCGGGGCACTCACCACGCTCAAGTCGAACGTCATGCTCGACAAGCTGAAAGAGCTGAAGAACGCCTCGCCAACTGGCGCGAGCGGCATGGGCGCCTTGTCCGAGCGCGAAGGCCAAATGCTGGCTTCCGTGATCGGCAGTTTCGACCTGAAACAGAGCGACGCGAAGCTGCTCGACAGCCTTGCGCGCATCCGGCAGCACGCGCTCAGCCTCAAGGCCATCCAGGCCGGCAAGAACCCCGACGATCCGACCGTCCAGAAGGCGTTCGGCATCGTCAATCCGAACGTGAAGGCGACGCCGCCGGGTGGCAGCGGCCCTTCGGTTCGTTCGTCGCTGCTGATCGGCGGTCCCGGACAGGACGGCGGCGGACCATCGGCAATGCAGTTGGCGCAGGGCTCGACGATGAGCGCTGACGATCCCGCGCTTCTCGGTATCCGCAAGCATGTGTCAGAAATGGTGCGCAAGGGCGCATCGCAGGCCGATATTGACGCCTATGCGCAGAGCGTCGGGGCGCCATCGTTCGACGCCAGCGCTGCGATTGCGTTCCGTGATCGCCACCCGGAATATCGGGGCGGCTACAACATCGCGGTCCCGCCCAAGACCATCCCGATGACCGGGCCGCGTGCGATCTTGAACAGCATCGGGCAATCGCCCCTTGGCGCCTATTTCATGGGCGCGGGCGATGTCATCAGCGGCGGCACGCTCGACAACCTGACCGACAATCCGGACCTGTCCCGCGCCGGCATGGCGGGTGTTGCGGCGCTCAACCCCAAGGCGACGCTGGCGGGGCAGGTGACCGGCGGCATCGGCATGAGCGCTCTGGCAGAAGCCGGCGCGGGTCGGCTTGGCGTGCAAGGTCTGGCGAAACTGATCGCTGGCGATGTCGCGCCGGGCATCGCTTACGGCGCTGGCAGCGCGGACGACGGTAATCGCTTGGGCGGGGCCGCTGAAGGCGGCTTGGCCGGGCTGATCGGCGGCGCGGCTGGACGCGGCACGGGCCGCATTGTCTCCGGCATCGCCGATCCTGCCACGCAAGCACTCGCGGATCGCGGCGTGCGACTGACGCCGGGGCGGCTCTTCGGTGGCCCGCTGAAGCGCGTCGAGGATACGCTGATGAGCTATCCGATTGTGGGCGACTTCATCCGCCCGCAGGCAAGGCGAGCGCTGCGCGACGCCAACCGCGCCAGCTTTGGTGAAGCTCTGGAGCCCATCGGCGCGGTTGCAGGCGATCAGGTTGGCGAAGCGGGTGTGGAAAACGCGCTCAGCTCCTACAGCGACTTCCTGAACAACACGCTCGGTCCGGTGCGGCTGACGATCGACCCCGTTTATCGCTCCGGCATGGGGCGGCTGTCGCAGGCGATTCCGCAGATCCCGGAGATTGGGCCGAAACTCGCCGCCGAGATCGAGGCCACGATCGCGCCGCACGTCGTCAACGGACAGGTCACGGGCGAAGGGTTTCAGGCGATCGACCGCGGCCTGAATGAGCTTGGCCGGGCCTACAAGAACGACCCGAGCTATGGACCGATTATCCGGCCCGCGCTGGATGCGGTCGGGAATGAGGTAGAGGGGCTTCTGTCCCGGCAGGCTCCCGACGTGCTGCCAGCCTATCAACAGTCGAAAGAGGCATACAAGCGCATCTCGACCCTCGCCGATGCGGTGAATGCCGGCGTCAATCAGGTAGACAATGGCGAAACCGTGTTCACCATGGCCCAGCTTAATCGGGCCGCGCGCACTAATGCCAAGAACTTCGGCGGTCGTAACGCGGCAGCGTCTGGTCGTCGCCCCTTCTACGATCTGGGCCGCGCCGGTCAGGAAGTGCTTGCGCAGACGGTTCCGGACAGCGGCACGGCAGGACGCCTGTTCCTTCCCGGCGCGCTCGGGCTGGGCGGCGCTGCAATCGGGGGCGGGCGAGGCGCGCTAGATGCTCCTGAAGGTCAGGGGCTCAGTGGCGCGGCCGAAGGTGGCGGCGCGGGCGCCCTGACTGGCCTCGCAACCGCCGCAGCACTCACTTCACCGTTCGCGCTGCGGCCGGTGCTCCAGCGTCTGATGGCGAGCGGGAATAGCCCTGTTCGTCGCGCGGCTGGCAATTTCATCGGTGCTTCGCGCCTGCCCGGCGCGCTCGCGCTTCCTTTGCTTATGGGAGGCCAATGACTTGCTGATCCCATACCAGAGCCCGCGAACGAGCCCGGTGAGCAACGCGACTTCTACGGGTGATCCCATGCGCCCTCATAACACGCCCCGGAGCATCGCGCCATGACCTGGAGCTATCTCGACTACAACGCCAATCCCGACCTGAACGTCACGATCAACGGCGTCGACATCGGCGAGTTCTCGTCGGCCGCCGGCTACAACAACGCGCTCCGTCAGATCATGGCCGATATCAAAGGCTTCACGGTCGCCTACACGCCGCCGAGCTACCCGGTCAGCATCGCCAACGGCGGGACGGGAGCAACGGACGCTGCGACCGCGCTTACCAACCTCGGCGCCCTGTCCGTCAGCTATCGCCAGCTGCCGCAGTCGGCGAAAAACGCTGGCTTCACGCTCGACCTGACGCAAGGCGCAGGCCATGTCTACTATACCGGCGCCGCAGCGACTGCGACCGTGCCGCCGAACAGCAGCGTGGCGTTCCCGATCGGCACCGCGATCACCATCGTCAACAACGGCTCCGGCGCTCTGGCGATTGCACGCGGGGCGGGTGTCTCGCTCAAATGGGCCGCGACCAATGCTGATGCCGACCGCAGCCTCGCGATCGGCGGCATGGCTGCGCTGCTGAAGGTTTCGACCGACCTGTGGTTCATTTCCGGGGCGGCGCTGACATGACCGGCGCTCTCGCCCTCGCGGTCGGCTTCGGCGATCGGACCTTGCAGGCGTCGGCAAGCCCGACCTCTGTCACCGGCGCTTATAACGGCTCGTCGACAAGCCCGCAGAACATCACGACCGGAAACGTGCTGGCGTCGGCTGTCGGTGGCCGCGCGCCATATACCTATGCATGGTCGCAGCTCGGCGCATCGCCCGACACCTGGACAATCGGCAGCTCAACCAGCGCCATCACGAGTTTCACGGCGCAGAGCATTGGCCCCGGTTCGGCAGCCTTTGCGCAGTTTCTCGTCACCGTCACCGATGCCGTTGGGATGACCGCGAGTGCCGTGGTCAACGCTGAAGCGAACAACCGGAGCACTGCGTAATGGCGCGCTACAGCGACACCGTTGTTGACCAGTTCGGAAACGCCGTCTCCGGCGTGCAGGTGAGCATCTACCCGCGCGCGACGCCAACCGTGCTGGCAACACTGACTGACGATGCTGGCTCACCCCTCGGCAACCCGATCTCTACCGCATCGGACGGCCTGTTCGCCTTCAACGCCCCAACCGGCGACTATATCCTGTCCTTCAAGCTGGCTTCTGCCTCGCGCCCGTTCCACACCGAGACCGTCAACCTCAATGACGCGATCCGGGGTGACCTTGCCACCGATGCCGGAGCCACTCTCGTCAACCACAAGCGGGCCGCGACAGGCGCGCTCACCCGCACGATCGCGGATTTCATCGACGATCAGCCGATTTCGGTCAAAGACTTCGGCGCGGTCGGCGATTATGACATCCTCACCGGCACCGGCACGGACAATACCGCAGCCCTGACAGCCGCACTGGCGGCGCAGGCGGGGGGCGCGACGTTGGAGTGGCCCGAGGGCTGGTATCGCGTCACTGGCAACCTGCCTGGCATCTTCAGCGATACCGGCGAAGGTGCGGACGTTGCGTTCGACCTGAAGGGGGCTGGTCGGTTTTCGTCGGTTATCGTGTTTGACGGCGCGCCCGTCACGACCGGGCTGACCTATACCGGGTCCAGCTATTCCGATCGCGGGCCGCGGATTCGGGGGCTCGGCTTCTACTGCGTCAACGGCGCCAAGCGCGGACTCACGATCCAGAAGTGTGCCGAAAGCGAGATCAGTGAAAACTGGTTCTTCGGCGCGCAAGGCGCTGGCCTGTTCCTGAA